TCCGGTGTACAAACCACGCTTTGGATGGTCAGCGTTATCGCGGCCTTCAAGCATGTACAGCATGTTCATCCAGACAACGCGATTATTCATTGCCTCAATGTCCTCTGCCCCTGGCTTGCAGGGGATCATTGGGTCGGGTTTTTGCATCAGGAAGGCTCAGTCGGCCAGCTAATGCTATTCGGGAAGCCTTCTGCTGCAGTGATATTTCGCAGTGCTGTCCGGTAAGTTTTCCACTCTGTCTTCTTAGCCGTAGTCAATGGGCTATCAGCCAGAACGGTCCAATCACAAGCAGCTAGCTTCAAGTTGCGCTCTTTACGGACGCTTGCTGCGCTTTCATCATTGATAGTTCGCAACTCAAAATCAGTTAAGTCAATAACGTTCCAAATCTGCTGCCACGTTCCATCAACTAAAGCAGGCGTTCCTTTTTCAACTTTTTGCGTGCTGCTGTTAAAAGCAGGCTTATCGACATCGTTTACCGTGACGACGCCTAATGATGTGAGGTCTTCACCCTCTAACGACTTAGGAAAACTAACGTTCGGGAATTTTTGTCGTAGGTCACCCAAACCAACTGGGTACTTAGTGACAGCGTTGTCTTCGACAAGGGCTAGAGCCATGACTTAGGTGGTAAAGGATTCAGTAAAGCCAGCATAATTCTGGCCTACATTTGTGGAAGGGAATGATCGATTTTCGCCCCAGATAATCCGAAGTGCGCCAGGGGCACGAGTACCGGCTCCATTTTTACCCTGTCCTGCTGCACCGCCGTAGTTACCACCATCACCACCTGGCCCAGATGTGCTACCAGCGTTCCCACCAGCACCACCGCCGCTACCACCTCCACCGCCTGCAACACCGCTACCGCCAGCGCCACTAGAGCCTTCACCATATACACCAACTCCACCGCCTCCTCCACCTGCCCAATTAGTCGGGTAGTTATAAACTCCACCTCCACCACCTCCGCCGCCTCCAGAGCCAGAAGTGCCTGACTGATTTGTCTCTCCATAAGCTCGTCCTCCATTTCCTGAATAACCTCCAGCACCACCACCACTTACATTGCCTCGTCCACCATCTCCTCCTCCATCACCAACACGGTCAGTTTGCCCTTCAGCCTTAACAGTAGATGCATTTATAAAATATGTACTGTTACTACCGCCATCACCAATCTCTACGGCATAGCCCGTGCCGGGAGTGACAGCAATATCGTTTTTATAAGAAAGGCAGCCCCCGTTGCCACCACTTGCACGACCGCCAGCAATACAAACAACACAGACACTTGTAACTCCTGCCGGAGCAGTCCAAGTAAAACTTCCTGGTCCCTCAAAAAGATGTCCTCCTGGATCTGCCTCCCCAGCAGGGGCAGCTGCTCCAAGTGCGATTGCGAAAGTAATCGGATCCATGTTTCCTCAGTTGACGTAATCGACAAGAGCAGCGCCACGGTAACGTCCGCCGTTATTATCAGTTACAAATAGGAATAGGTGAGTTTTGCCCGCGGTCAAAGTTGGTGCGGTATCAGCAGGAAACTTGACCTCAGAAGGCCATGTCACCGTTCCAGACGTATGCGTCAGCTCAAGAACGAAACTGCCAACCGTGTTAACGGCCGGCGGATTGGCGAACGTAAACGTCGAGTTACCGTTGATGGTCTTGGTGAAATAGTTGCCGTCGTTCATGTCAATAGTAAGAGCTGAAACTGCTTCAGCTTTCTGTTCATACGGACCATCAATAAAGATGCCGCCGTTATGCACGCTTTGGGGCGTGAAAGTCTGTGCAGCACTAAAGGTCTGAGCAGCATCAAGTTTTACCGGAGTGGCCCAAGAAAACGCACCAGAGCCATTAGTTTTTAAGACTTGATTAGCTGAACCGTCCGTTGCCGGAAGCGTAAACGTAATGTTGCCGCTGAAAGCAGTGTGAGCAGGCGCTTTGAGTGCTGCGTAGTGCGCGTTGCTTGATTCGCAGTACAGACGAAGCTCAGACTGTGCGCCCGTATTCTTGATGCCAAGAATGCCGCTAGATATGAAATGGGAATTCATATCAAGATCACCACCAAGCTGTGGTGTGGTGTCCGCCACGATGTTGGCAATACCGGGAGCAGTGCCGTTTGCTGCAGCTGTAATTCTTCCTTGTGCATCAACTGTGATGCTTGCATTCGTATAAGCCGCTGCTGTAACGGCTGTGTCTGCCAACTTTGCTGCTGTTACAGCGTCATTTGCAATAGTCAACGCACCAGTGTTTGCCAACGTTGCATCGCCAGACATCGCAACTGCTGTTGGAACGTTGCTGCCGTTGCCAACAATCAGCTGGGCAGAAGTCAGGTTCGCCAACTTGGTCAGCGCAATGCTGCCAGCCAACATGCCGTTGGTAACCGTTCCGGTATCGCCTGAGGTGACCAGGGTGCCAGAAACATTGGGAAAAACTAGGGTTCTGTCAGCAGTTGGATTTGTGATTGAGAAGGTAGTTTCATAATCGTCAGCAGAGCTGCCCTCAAATACAAGAGAAGATGCAGTACCCAACGTGACGTTGCCTGCAAAGCTTGCAGTGCCCGTAAAGTTTGGATTGTTTACTGCAACCTTTTCACTATCAAGCTCTTGAATTGCAGCTTGAACGTCAGTCGCAACAATGTTGCCTGTCGGGCTAAATGAAACGTTATTTGCGTTCGTAGCCGCGAGAGCTGCAGAAAGGTCAAGAACCTGCCAGCTGCCGCCAGTAGAAATCAGGAAATCAGGTGGTGCGAGGGCTTCTGCCGGCGCAAAGCCGCTGCCCGTGCCAGAAATACTGACTGTCAAGTAATAGTTTGCGTTGCTTGGAGCAGGAGCAATCAATGTCCCATTAACAGTCAAGCCAATTGAACTGCCTTTAGCAGTCACTGAAGCAACGGTGTTTGTGTTCGCGTTGTACGTTCCAGCAAAAACAATCTCACCGCTAACGATGTCAATTGCCTTGAATGAATTGCCTGTCCAGAGATACAAGTCATCGTGATACTCGTCATAAAGGAACTGGCCTTGATACTCCGCAGTTCCAAAGCTGACAACACCTTGCGTGTCTGGAGCGCCTGCAAAACGCACTGTTGATGCGTCCGCAAGCTTCCCGCCTGTTACCGCGTCGTTCGCGATCAGAGATGTTCCAATCGTTCCTGAAGTCAGCTTTGTTGCGCTGATGTCTGGAATATCAGAAGCAGACAGCGTTGTGCCTGCAGTGACGTGACCACGAGCGTCAACTGTGACTTTCGGATAAGTGCCAGCGGTAACGCCTGAAACGTTATGGGTCAACGCGCCAGCGCCACTAACAGATAAGGCACCAGACGGAATAGAAACCCCACCCTTGGCGGTTGTTGTACTGACAGGCAGATCAGTAGCGGCTAACGCAGCTGCTGCCGTAATATGACCTTGAGCGTTGTAAGTAATTCCGCTAGTCGTTCCAGCCGTAATGCTGTCGGTGTGGTTTAACTGGCCGCTACCGGTAACGCTTAAGCCACTGCCGACAGAAACACCGCCAACTGCAGAGCTTGTTGCCTTGGGTAGATCGCCAGCAGCAATGCTGCCAACAGCAGTAATGTGCCCAGAGGCATTGACAGTCACGCCATTTTTTGTCTGAGCCGTAACGCTCGATTGGTGCGATACAACACCACTGCCATCAACGCTTAAGCCAGAAGCAGTTGGCACACTGACGCCACCGCGAACAGAAGCGGTAGCAGCATCAACTGAAAACGTTCCAGACGTAGAAGTGAGGCCAGTGCCTGCTGCCGCACCGCCAAGTGCAGACGCTGTTGCTACAGGAAGGTCAGTAGCAGCAATAACCCGTGAGCTATACGCACCACCTGAATTAGTTGGGCCTGCAATGAATTCCTTTGCCCCTGAGCTACTGCCTAATGAGCTAGGACTTATTGATGCAAGCTTGGCTGACGGGATACTGCCGTTATCAATCAGGTCAACGCCTTGCTCTACCAGGCTTTTGACCGTAACTTTCTTGGTTGCACTTGCGCTTACATCCGCAATAGGCAGAACATCGGTTGAAGCCACGTCGGCTTCAGCCAGTTCCGTAAGGGCTGTGATCTTCTGATCTGCCATTGCCCAAGCCCCCTGCGGGTTTAATCGTATTCAACCTCTATCTTACCGCTGCCAGGCTGCTCAAGCAGGATGTTATCGGTATCTTCCTTAAGCAAGTAGCCAGGGCCTGGCTTACCAATTCGCATATTTATTTCCCCAGTAGTTACAAATTGAAAGCTAGAGGTGGTTAATGCAGTGGTTTCTAATGAAATTGCGGCGTTAGTAACAATTCCTGTAAAGTCAAAATACAAACTTTCGCTCGGCAAATTTTCGTTTTGCCCAATCTCTACAATATAAAACTGAGCATCAAATTCTGCGCCAAGTTTTTGACGCAAAATTAACTCGTGCAAATAACCTGCAATCTCGACATCGCCTGCAAGTCCTGCTTCCCCTGGCCTGTACTGAAACTGGCACTCAATGCTGCCATTGCCGCTAACTAAACCGCTTTTGCTTTTTCTAAACTCATCACTTAAAGCTGTTACATCCACAACTTCGCGATCATTATTAAGCTCAAACGATCGGACAAGCCCCAGAATTTTATAGTCAGCTTGAACGCTTTTGACTTCAATTGAAATAGTTGTTGTATCCGAAATTGAGGCCAAGCTAACTTTGCCCGTACTGCCACCCGCTAACGCATTTGCAAACGTGCTGTAAAGGCAAATACCGCCAAGCTCGTCAACGTTGATATACCAGTTGCCATCAGGCAGCTGACTGCCCTCTTCCCAACCGCTAGCAGCGATAAATGTAAGATTTCCAGGATCAGTCCTTTTGATCTCAAGTAGATCGCCCGTCAGCAACATTCCATCTGGGAAATCAAAACTAAAACGATTAGCGGACGCATCAACGTCGCCCGAATTAACCACACTGGTAAATGTGCGTTCCGGAGTCGAGCGCCTCAGCCTGACAACACCTGCATTCCCAAGAAAAACCGTCATAGTCCCTTACTGAGAAAATCACCGCTCATTGTGTAATTCACGTTTACGCGCATCACTTCACCAACAACACAAGACAGCTCAGCACTGGTTAGAACTGCCTTGAATTCCATAAATTTATCGTCAAATTTTAGTTTTAACGTTGCAGTATCTGTAATTGGCGGATTAATTGAGGGGTCTTGGTCTTGGTTGACTTGATTAAGCAGCTTGACTGGTGCGTCGTCGTAATACAACACCGTCAACGCTCCAGAGGCTGATCGCACTCCAGTCGTAAACG